GATTTGGAAGAAACAGAGTACCCGATTTACGTTTATCAGATACAAATGAACCCGCTTAAGGTTTATCAAAGAGCATGGGTGTCAGATGCCATTCCCGTAAACAAAGCCATCGACAGGGCGCTTTCCCAAAAGATCGCTTACATGAATCAGGCTTTGGTTTACCGTCTTATCGCAGAAAAGGGTCACGGAGCGGGTGTGGTGACAAACGAAATGGGGGATGTTCTTGAAATCAACAAAGGGCGGACTTTTCAGCAAATGACCATGAATCCCCTGCCTGCAGGGTTTGACCAAGTGACAAACGAGCTTAATGCCTATCTGGAAGACACCCTCGGGGCACATGATGCAGCTTTGGGCAGGATGCCAACAGGGGCAAGGAGCGGAGATACTTTGGAAGCAATTCAGGCTGCGGATTCCAATAATTTGACCGGGCTTACCGCCTCCCTTGAATCTTTCTTATCAGTTGTGGGCGAGAAGATTTTGGACATTGTGGCAGAGAAGTATCAGGTTTCACGGATTGCGAAAATAGCCGAGCCAGAAGACGGTCAGGAATATCTTAAGGTAATAGGAGAGGGCGCAAAGCGAAAGCCGGAGGGAGCTACTATTGTCACAGGGGATAACGAGGTCATTGTGAAGATAGGAAGCTGGCTAGGCCACACCTTAGAAGCAAAAAGAGAGACTATGATGAAACTTGGCGAGATGGGGGTTTTGCCAGCGGAGGAAATTCTAAGACAGTTTGAATTTCCTAATGTAGAAGAACTTTCCCAAAAAGCCAGAGAGCAAAGAATGGAAGAAACCAACGCTCAGATAGCGGTGGCGGGGCATGCTGGTGAACAGGGCGGACAGCCTCCTCAGTCAAGCATGTTGGAACTCGCAGACCAAGAAAACATGCAGATGATGAACGGACAGCAACTTCCACCCACAGAGGGTGCAGACATGCAGCATACTCAGGGGCATATTGACTTTGTAAAAACAGGAACCTTCAAGCAAGCCACCCCCGAGGCAGCCATGATATTCAAAGCTCACATAAACGGGGAGCTTGAAATGAACGGTAAAGTATAGGAGGTATATGCCTTTTCGTAGTGCTAAACAACGCAGATACATGTATGCAAAACATCCCGAAATAGCCAAGCGCTGGACCGCAAAATACGGCAGCAAAATCGTAAAGAAAAAAAAGAAATAATTGTTGACACAGGTCATGACATGATATAATTATCCCGTCCAAGCGAAAGCAGTCAAACTATGGAAGAAAATTTAGAAGCAGACCAAGTCCAGAAGGACAGTCCACAAAAGCAGGAAGGTTATCCGAAAGTAGAATCTAAGAAGCCTGCTAAGTTAGAGAAGGACCAAGCTCCCACGGAACAGTCGGAAAAAAGTGAAGAGGTCACAGGTTCGCCTAAGACGTACAAGACCCCTGATGGCAGGGAACTGTCGCCAGACGAAATCTATGAGGAGTACAACAAACTCCATCCCGAATTCACTAGAAGGTCTCAGGAGTTGGCTGAGTTAAAACGGCAACAAACTGAGGCGCAGGAACGGAATAAGAACGCAGCTGAGCAGGCAGTGTCTCAGAACAAGCTCTTAGAAGACGTTGATCCGAATGTTCGGGATGCTATCGTCCAAATAGTATCCCCAGTAATACAGGAGGCATTAAATGCCAAAGAGAAAGAAGCAGCGGCCAAAGCCTCGCAGGAGGCCTTTGACAAGCGGCTTACTGAACTTGAAACGAAATATCCTGGGGGTGACGGGCTGCCGAAATTCGATAAACTGAAGATTCTAAAAGAGATGCAGTCGCCTACTAACGAGATCTATGATCCCGAGGTGCTGTATCAGAAAATGAACTGGGATAGTTACGTAGACGCTCAGATAAAAAGAGCTATAAAAGGCAAGTCCGGTGGGGTTCAAACAGAAAGAACCTCCACCGAAGCACCAAGAAAGCCGGGGGAAACTAAACCCCCTACTACTTGGGAAGAAGCCTCAAGAAACGCTGTTAACCGTTCTTAATTCCTAATAACGACAATTTAATAATTGTAGAAGGAGGTGAGAAAAATATGGCTTATACTTCGGCTCAAAATCTAGATCATTTTGACGAGGCTCTAAAGATTGACTATTTGCCAGTCATTCGTGACCAACTCGACAACGGAACTATTCTTATGAATAAGATCCGCAGAAACGAGAGGGATGTTTCAGGTAAACGCTGGCAGATCACGACTCATATCGGCAGGAACTCAGGTCTTGGATCAGGTGCTGAGGAAGGTGCTCTTCCGACAGCAGGATATCAGGACTATGCTAATCCTTATGGTAATGTGAAATACATAAGAGGCAGGATTCAGGTTTCTGGTCCTACTATCGCAGCCAGCCGTGATGACCGTGGTGCTATGATTAGAGCATTAGAGTCTGAAATGAAAGGAATAACCGCAGACCTTAAGAAAGAGGTTAACTACCAGTTCTTCAATGACGGGACAGCAGTACGCTGTCTTGTTAACGGGGATCCTGGTACGGGAACAACCCTTACTGTCGACACCCCCGGAACAATGTATCTTTGGGACGGAATGAAAATTGATATATATGGTAGTGAGGATGCTGATGGGGCCTTAAACGATACGGCAGTAGCAATCACTACCGTAGATTCCTCAACACAGTGTACTATGGGTGAGGCGTTGGATACCGCTATTGACGACAATGACTACATTGTACGATCTGGTGCAGGATACGATGCTGGTTCCACAGTAGGGTCATACGAAATGATGGGGCTTAAAGGTATTATAGACGACAACACTTACGTGGATACTCTTCATAATATCTCAAGAACCACATATGCGTACTGGAAGTGTTCTACATGTTCCACAGATTCAAACGGTGGAACAAAGAGGGATATAACCTTGGATCTCATTCAGGCAGGTCTTACTTCCGTTGAGAAAAATGGTCTTGGTAAAACAAACCTTATTCTATCCGACCACTCACTAAGAGATGCTTATGCAGCCCTTGTGGTGGCAGATAAGAGGTATGTCAATACCATGACGCTTGATGGAGGCTGGCTAGCCCTTGAGTACAACGGTATTCCTTGGGTAGCAGATGCGGATTGTCCTCCCAACACTGTCTTTTTCGTGGACACAAATCACTTAGAAATAATGCAGATGAGTGACTGGAATTGGATGGATAGGGATGGTGCAGTCTTGTCGAGAGTTTCAGGATACGATGCGTACGAGGCAGTCCTTTATTGGTATGCCGACCTTACGACAGATGCTCCTAAAGCTCACGCTTTCCTTAGAGACGTACAATAAATCTAAGGGGTCTGAAAGACCTATAAACTAGTATCTCGAAAGAGGGTAAAACTATTTACTTAGGGCTCCTTTTACGAGGAGCCCTGTTTTGAAGGGAGGTGTAAAAATGGCTCTATATAGAAGAAATCTTGATGTAAATGCAAGGGATACTTATGTGATAACAAGTATCCAGACAGCTGGTATTACCGACAGGGTAGTGGGAATTTGCCCTGTGCGTTCACAGCTTGTAAAAGTCTATGAGGTTCACGGAACTGTTGCAGGACAAGCGGGAACGCTGGCAATCGAGAGACTGCAAAGCACGGAGACCTCGGGTAATGGAGACCACGTTGTTACCGGGATAGACCTTACGGCTGCGATAAATACCGTGCAGGAAGGAACCATCGGTACAACCAGCGACATGCACATCTGGGAAGCAGGAAACAGGGTTGGAACACACATCAACACTGGCTCTGCTGCTTCTTGTGCCAACATGGTAGTGTGTCTGCAGTTTAGACCTGTAGACGATTAAGAAAGTTATTTAATTCGAGAGGAGGTGTAATATGATTCAAAGGAAAAATATCAAGTTTGACCACAGGGATATCTTTACTATTCAGTATTATGGTGCAACAACCTTTACTGACAGGACAATAGGAATTGTTCCCTGTGATTGCGAACTCATTAAGGTGCAGGAAGTGCACACCACGGCAAGTGCTGATGCAGGAGCTGTTACCCTGATGCTGGAAAAGCTTCGGCATACGGAAACTGCAGGGAATGGTAACGATTTGCTTTCAAGTACGATTAACTTGAAAGGAACTGCCGCTACGGTGCAGACAGGAACTTTGGTTTCTGCAACACAAAACTGGAGAACTACCCAGCCGTTTGTAACAGATTTTTTGGCTGGAGATAGGATAGGGATGGACATTACAGGAACTACCGGAACTTTGGCTGGAATGACAGTTATATGTACTTTCAGACCGAAAGACCTTGGAATGGCTCCCATAAGCCATTCTGTGAGCTCTTCTGCGTCTCCAAGTGCTTCGGCATCACCGAGTGCTTCGGTTAGTCCAAGCGTTAGCGTTTCACCAAGTGCATCGCCTAGTGTGAGCCCATCGGGTTCTCCGAGCGCCTCACCGAGCAAGTCGCCTAGCGTTTCGCCTAGTGTATCGCCAAGTGCGTCTCCAAGCACTTCGCCTAGCGTTAGCGTATCGCCTAGCGCATCACCTAGTGTATCTCCCAGCGCATCTCCAAGTGCGTCGCCTAGCGTATCACCCAGTGCAAGCCCATCTGCTTCGCCTAGCGTTTCAGTGTCACCTAGTGCGTCGCCTAGTAAGTCGCCTAGTGTATCGCCGAGTGCTTCACCAAGCACTTCACCCAGTGTGTCTGTGTCACCTAGTGCGTCACCGAGTATGTCTCCGAGTAAGTCTCCGAGTGCTTCGCCTAGCGTTTCACCTAGTGCGTCTGCATCGCCTAGTGTGTCTCCAAGTGCGTCGGTATCTCCGAGCGCAAGCCCCTCACTTAGTCCTAGCGAGGAGTAATCTCATTTCGGGGGAGATTGATTTCTCCCCCGATTGGGGTATAATCGTGCCATGACACGACCTCGTGTAATGGTCAACCTTCTTAACATTGGAACAGTTCACACAGGGTTTGAGACCCAGCTTATTAACTGGATGGCGGAGTACAAGGATAAGTACGAGTTTAAGTTTTTCGTGCCTGTAGCAAGACCCATCCCAAACAACAGAAACAAGATAGCCAAGAAATTCATAGAAGGGGATTGGGACTGGCTTGTAATGTTTGATGAGGATACCTTTCTGATCACAAATCCCTTTTCCATCCTAGACCGTAACCTAGATGTATGCGGGGGGGTTTATCCGGGTCGGAACCCCCGGGGATTTAACTTTCACGTTTTCGACTTAGATATGGAAAAGTACCCCAAAGAAACAGTCTTTAAGTTCGTCGCCCCCGAGAAAAGAGAAGGAGTGCAGAAAGTAGACGCTCTAGGAACAGGATGTATTTTTGTTAAAAGGCACGTCATAGAAAAGATGTACGAGAAGAAATGGGCTCCCTTTGAGGACACATTTGACGAGTATGGGATTATGAAACACTCCGACGATATGGCCTTTTGTCTTAAGTGCAGGGAGCTTGGAATCCCTGTTCACGCCGATTGGAATGTGATATGTGATCACATGAAAGAGACTTCCCTGCTACAATGTCTTGAGTTGATACAGCGTGCTGCTGCAACAGGAAAGGCGGAGATAAGCGTAAAATGACATTCAAAGAACAAAAAGAATATATAGAGAAACACAAAAAGATTGACATGAGGCACTTTAGGAATGTTACTGAGATAACGCAGATGCTGGATTTTCTAAACCAGCAAAGAGAAGATAAATTAAATCAACATGCCGAGAGGGAAATAACCGAGATATCTAAATTCCTAGCCAACATTCAGGGCAGGAAAATGTTCTTTTTGGGGAATAAGTAGTATAATTAGTTTATGTTAAGAACTTACGCAGTTCCATTAACCATAGACAGGGGGGATACATCTGTCACTGGTAGTGATGTTTCAGTGTCGGGCTATTTGAAGGGCGTGTCAGTTACGG